GATCATCCATCAATAGGAAGAATTAAAGAATGTGCTCTCGTTTCACTAAATACTCAATATGCACCTGACGGAACTTACATGACATATGATGATCTTGATAGAACTATGACATCATATCAAATTGGAATGAGATTTACAGAGATAGTGCCAATCACTGAAGATGATTATCTTGGCGTAACAAACACATCATCGGGACCCCTAGCAGATTCTGATGAAGCATTTACTCGTGATGATGCAATTCCTCTCGATCATATAGGTTTCTAGAATGGCACGATACTTCAGACAAGTTCCCAATTTTGAATACATCGACAGAACTGTAGATGGTAAAAATATTGGTGACTATACGGTTGTAAAAAATTTATTCAAGAGAGTTGAGTTACGACAGGACATTCTACAAAATCTTGCATACTTTACTCAATATAAAATACAAGGTGATGACCGCCCCGATAATGTAGCATTTGAAATTTATGGAGATGAAACTTTTGACTGGTTAGTTCTTTTATCAAACAATGTCATTAATGTTCAGAATCAATGGCCAATGACAAACGCTGCATTTGATGACTATCTTATCAAAAAATATGGATCATATGAGGACATTAATGGAATTCATCATTATGAAAGTCAGGAGGTAAAAAATCTTAGTGAAGATATTATTATTCCAAAGGGTATCATAGTACCTAGTGATTTTAAAGTTGAATACTATGAGACTACTATAGGTCAATACATAATAAAAAATAATTCTGCTGATGCAGTTACCAACTACACGTATGAAGTAAGAAAAGAAGAAGAGAAGAGAAATATTTACTTACTTAAAATAGATTATGTAGAAGTAGTGATGAATGATATTGAAAGGTTGATGCCATATAAAAAAGGTTCTGATCAGTATGTGAACAGAACCTTAAAGAGGGGTGAAGATATCAGATTATTTAATTAACTCTCTGCTAGTTTTTGAAAATATGATAATGCGTCATCCTCGTCTTCATCAGATTTAGGTGAAGATGTTGAAACAGTAATATCAGGAGAGTTGAAGTCAGGTTTAGATCGTGACAGAGACTCCTGAATCTGACGCTCTGCAGACTCCTTAGCAGCGTATCCATCATACTCAGTCTCCTCATCAACAGGAGTAGTAGGACGGGACTTTTGTCCAAGGACATACTTCAAGCGGCGCTCAAGGTCCTCGTAGGACTTGAACTGGTCTGCAGCAGTCAGACCTGCAAGAGAATATTGCTTCTTCCAGATTGCTTCCATAGCATCATCATCGCTCAGCAAAGGAGCGGATGCTTCAAACTCAGACTTATCATAGTTCCAGTAACCGTCCTTCTTAACAATCTTCAGTTTGAAGTTTGCACCTTGCCAGAAATCAAAAGGATTGATAGGAGTTTCATCCTCAAACTCAGGTTGCATTGCTTCCATGATCTTATCAAAGATCTTCTTACCGAACTTAAACAGGAAAACACTACCTTCGTTTTGAGGGTTAGTAGGATCTTTTACAACATAAATGTTGGCATAGTAAGACAGTTTACGTTTTTGCTTACGGACAACATCTTTGTTAGACTCAATACCGCTGTTCCACAGTTCACGGTTGTGCTCAGATACAGGATCTTTTGCACCAAGAGTGGTCAGGGAGTTTTCGATGTACCAACCACCAGGTCCTTGAAAGGCATGAGAATACATCTTTGCCCAAGGGAGATCTTCTCCTTCAGGGGCAGGAAGGAAACGGAGCACTGCGAAACCGTTACCCACTTTATCTACTTCGGGTTTCCAGAGACGGTCGTCTCCACCACCAGAGTTATTGTTCATCTTCTCCACTTCCTTGACAAGTTTAGAGGTCAGGGAACCAAGGGAAGATTGCTTCTTTAGATCAGAAAAGGACATTGTTTGTATTTGTAAGATTTGGCTTTTGGGTACTTCGTTATTCTACAAGTCAGAACCCTAAATGTCAATCTGCTTTTTCATTGCATCAAGCATCTTGCCCATGTTAGAGAAGATAACACTGATGTCAACGTCTTGTGGCAGACCCATCATTGTAGCAGACTCTACGATCCGCTGTTTCATCATCTTTGCTTCAGGATCATCAGACAAACTCAGTCTCGTGTAGAGAACCTTTTGCTTGTATAATAGTTTTTCTAGAAGTGCAACATGAAACATTTTCTCCTCTTTATTCATAGAGGGAAACTTGAAAACATTACTATAAACTTCTTCTTGAAGTTCCTGAATCTCCGTGATTTCTGCACGGACTACATCAGATTCAAAAAAACTCATGCCTCTCCTAAAACTATTTTCTTAAGAATTTTTTTATAACGAAATACATCAATATTTAGGAAAGGTGTATACTTTCTTATTCTAAGACTGACGGTTTGCCACACTGGGTCAATAAGAACTTTATCCCACTTGTCTTTATATCCAAGAATATTATTGAGGATAACCATTGTTTCAAGAGAGATATTGTCCCTCAAATATTCTTTAAGAATTTGTGGATGCCTTGAACCATCAAGGGCAAACATAGAGTCAAAGTTTCCAGAAGCAAAAAGATTTTCAGTCTCTTCTTTAAAAATATATGCTAAAGACTGCGTTCGTTTCTTCCATGAAACATATCTTCCTTCTCCCTCTCGAATCATTTCACCTATCCAAAGTTTACTTGGATCCGTACAGGTAATAAAGTTAGATACAAAAAACTCAACCACCTCTTGATCAGACTTGTTACGAGCAAGTTTCTCAAACCAGAAGCGGTCTTTTCTTTTATAGAAAGATTGAACTGTAGCACGACTCTTACCACAGTATTTGTGGTAGTCATACTTTTCTTTTGTGAAGTGATTCTTTAATGACAAATAACTTTTATAAGCGTCAAAGGGCATCATGTCAAAGGGGTAGTTTCGCTCGGGAGGTTCTCTTTAAAAAGTTTAACTCCATTGCTTCAAATTTTAGTTTCTCTTTTAGAGGTTTAGAGATGAGTTTAGGAACAGACTCCACATCAATAGAATTTAACTCACAAAAGTGAACGATAGCATCGATATAATTCATGTCCTTGTTATCAAGGACCAACTGCTCAATGTCTTGTGCAAATTTTGATGGGCAGAAGAATTTCTTCTCTAGTGCTTTCTCCAGTTCATTCTCCATTCTGCGTCCTAGTATTGTGATGTACAAATTCTTTGATGTAACGAACTAGAAGTTTAATATAGTCGTCTTTGTTCCGTTTGTCAAATACTTTTACTTCGCCGCCAGGTGTTACCATGATGGTGATGAGTTTTGTGACTGGAATTTCTGTCATTTCATAATATGCAGCAGCATAGAACATCTCCTGCACAAAATAATTTTCCAACCACTTCTCTGGTTTTATTTTCTCAGATGTTTTGAAGTCTATGACCGCAAGTTCTCCTTCATATTCTGCGATACAATCAACTCTACCCGCTAACCCAAGGTATTCGGAATAAAGTGTTCTTTCAATAGCGTGTATGTTATTTATCTTATCCAAATATGGTTTGGCATGATGAAACATAAACTGGGTAGCAGGACGAAAGTCCTTCCAGTTTATTTCATTATTTTTCATATAAATTTCAACCGCTTCATGGAAGTCAGTTCCGCGTGCAGTTGCTTTCTTTGTGATACGGTTTGCTTCTTCAATACCGACTCGCTTTCTCCAGTCCACAAATATTTGTCGGTTATAGAAAGAAGTTACCGATGTAATAGAAGGCACCCACTGACCATCAGGGAGATTGTAAAAGCGGATGCCATTCGTTTCTTTTTTTGTTAGTTCAACGTCACCGAGAAAATTATGATGAGTAAAGTTCATAGATTCATTTCATTTTTTGCCATTAGATATTCTTTACAGAGTCCAGAACGTACAATGTCTTCTACACCAAACTCAATGATATCAACAGATGGCATCACTCGGAGAATATTCATGAAGTCATGGATACCATTCCTTTCATTTTGTTTAACTAAGTCAGTCTGAGTTGCATCACCGCAGAACATGATCTTAGTATCTTCGCCAACTCTAGTAATAATACTATCAAGTTCGTGAAAGTTCAAGTTTTGATATTCATCAACAATAATAATTGCTTTATCAAGGGTCGTACCTCTGATAAATGATGTACTCCAGAAACTAATAGTGCCTTGAGTCTTTAGATTACCATAGAGCATTTCAAAATCTGTCTCCGTAGGGAGAGCAAACATATACTTCACCATATTTTTATATGGAATCTGATAGATGTCAGACTTGTCTTCATGGTCACCAGGCAAGAAACCAATCTCCCTGGTCGCTACTAGAGAACGAACAATGTAAATTTTTTCATAGGGTGATCTCTCATCAAGAACATCCTGTAGCGCATTATAAAGTGTGATGAATGTTTTACCAGTGCCAGCAGCACCATATGCTACCAAGTTTTTATCATCAGCGTATGCATCAAATAGTTTCTTCTGGTTTTCTGTGAGAGGATCAATTTCTCTCATCAAGTCGGTATTGATAGGTTTCCGACGCTTCATCTGCTTAGCAGTCAAACCAACACCAATGGGTTGATCTCTCTTTCTTTTTGCGGGCATAAGTTAGATAGCTTTGACGGTGGATCCTGGGGCTTTAGAGCATTTGTGAAGAACATCGTTCCAACCTGGGTGCGACTTCTTCAACTTATCATAAACTTCTCCAACCTCACCACATCCAGGTGCGGTGGTTGGATCACTCCAGTCCCTTTGCCAGTCAGGATTATCCTCTAACCACTTAGTCCATGCATGAACGCTGAGGATAACGTCTTTTTGTTCACCAGTTTCCTTATTAATAACGGGATAAGTTGCCATAGAAATTAGTTAACCACGTAAATATTTATTACCAACCGAGTGCCTCAGAGATAGAAGGGAACTGTTCGGTGAAGACACGCTTTGCATCTATAGCGATATCCATATGCTCCTTCTGTGTGCCATTAGCAGAGCGCAAATCAATGTAATGAATCCACGAGCGGATAGAACCCGTCATGTAGAGTCTAGTGGGCACAGCGAGGGGAAGCACAAAACGAGAGCACTCCTTTGCAATTCCCTCACGAATAAGTTCGTTGTAAAGATCCATACCTTCATTAAAGTATGCTTCAATGCGTTGCTTCAAGAACTTAGTCTTCTCAGGATCAACATCATCAATAGAGTTCTGACGATTCTTTTCATCCTGACGACGCAGTTCGGGTACAGGAATACCAGCATCTAACCAATTGACATCAGCATATCTTTGTGAGAATTCTTGATATGTGAAACTTCGGTGACGCAACACTTGAGCCGCTATTCC